TGACCGACGCTGCTGCCTACCACACTGACCGAGGCAATACGGCATGGGCGGCTGCCGCCTCGGATACGGTGCGGGAGCAAGCCTTGCGCAAGGCTACACAGTACATTGATGGCCACTACTTCCACCGATGGAAAGGAGCTGTTGTGGCCCCTCTGACCCAGTCGCTTCAGTGGCCCCGAGCCGGGGTTAAAATCAGCGACCCACAAGAGTACTACGCCACACTTCCATCCTTCTATGATGTGTCGTATTCAGGATTTCTGGAGATCACCACTATTCCACAGAAACTGAAAGACGCAACGTGTGAAGCTGCTTTACGGTCATTATCTGCGGCACTTGCACCGGACTTGAAGCGGGGTGGTCGGATGGCCTCGGTGAATGTGGCTGGTATTCAACAAACCTTTGAGCAAGGAGCCTCACCAAACACCTCTTACCAGATAATCGACCAACTCTTGGCCCCATTCCTGAAAAGCAATCAAATGTCCTTGGTGAGGGGGTAAATTATGCCCGAGAACCATCCCCGAACTGAGAATTCCGGAAGACGCACTAGTGATGTGGATTGTGAACGGCACCGGGAGCTCACAGATAAATTGCAGTCAACTGTGGATAAAAACACCGGGCGTTGGACGGCCATGCTTTGGTTTTTGGGTGTGATAGGTACCATATTGACGACAGGTATGGTGACACTGATTACCAAAACTTCGGACATTCAAACCCTACTTGGCAAGAATGATGTTATTCTAATGCAACATACCGAGAGAATTGACAGTTTAAGAAAAGAAGTTGACGGGATAAAGTCTCGTAATCTCTATATCGACCAACAAGTTGGACTGAAGCAGAAGGGTTTTAACTAATGGCCTTTTATGAAGACATCCGAGATGACACAGCTAGTCCTCTAATTGAGGAGTACGGCCAAGCTATGACACTCCGGCGCACTACTCCAGGCACATTTGACCCGATTACGGGGACAGCTGGCGCTGCTACGCTGGTTGATTATTCCTGCTCTGGTATCACTAGAAATTACAAGATCAAAGACATCGATGGCGTGAAAATCCAGAGCAAAGATAAGTTGATCACCCTCACAGCTCCAACGACCATGCCTGAACCGAGTGAGGATGATGACCTGATTATTGCCGGAGTTACTTACGCCATCCAAGATTGCAAGCCGCTGGCTCCCGGTGGAGTGGCGGTGATTTATGAAGTTCAGGGGAGGAAGTAGATGGGCAGCTTCTCCCTGGATCTAAGTCGTTTCTGCAAAAACGCTAACGCTGATATGCAGACGGTAATCCGTAAAATCAGCTTTGAGGCCTTCCGGCGCATTGTGCTACGGACCCCAGTTGATACTGGCCGGGCACGGGCTAATTGGGGTGTCGCTATAGGTACTCCTGGTACGACTTATGACATTACCCTGGCTGATAAGTCCGGTCAAGCAACGCTGGCAAAAGCGGCTGATGGCACGATGGGCTGGAACTGCCGAGGTTCAATATTCCTGACCAACAACCTACCATATATCGGTGCTTTGGAATACGGTCACAGTCAAGTACAAGCACCAAATGGCATGGTCCGTGTGACAATGGAAGAGATGATAGCCTGGTGTAATAATGCTGCAAACATCAAACAGTCAATATCTGGTATCCGCAACGAACAGGAGGTCACTGATGGAAAAAGAAAAGATTGAAGAAATCGTGGAAGAACTCCCGAAAATCAAAATCCCAAACGCTGTGGAAATGATTCGTGGTGAAGAGACAGCGATTGTGGCCTTGCATGAGGAACGATGCTTTCTGGACAAAGGCTGGAGTCGCCTGTAACTTATGTCAGAAACCCTTTACACAGATATCAGGGCGGCACTGGTCACCCAGTTAAGCACAATGACTGGAGTCCCTGCTGTAGCGTGGGAAAACTCCACCTACTCGCCTGTAGTCGGTACACCCTACCTTATCCCTAGCGTACTGTGGGCGGAGGGCTCCCAGGCTGAATTAGGAGTGAACGGTCGTAACTGGGAACGAGGCATTTACCAGATAACTGCCGTTTATCCTGCGAATGCTGGAGTCGGACTAATCAACGCCATGGCGGGCAAAATCCGAGAACGGTTCAAGCGCGGTACAGAACTCGTTTACAATGGCGTCACTGTCAAAATTCGCAAGGTATATCTTGGACCACAAACCATTGAAGCTGCCGGTATCCAACAACCAGTCAGCATCGCTTTTTACTCTCAAGTCGCAAATTAAAAGGAGAATAACATGGCTAAAAATACGTTCGGGACAGGACTGGACACAGTGGGAGAAACCACTGAAGAACTTCTCCCCGGGGAAGTACTCATCGATGCTCCAGGAAAAGAACAGGGCCGAAAAGACGCAATCAAAATGATCCGTGGTGCTGTTGAAGTCTGGGTGGCCCCGCAGGATATAGGCGGTTTTAAGTCAGCTGGATACGAGGTCATTAACTAATATAAGGAGACTATCATGAGCTTAACTACTACTGACGGCAGCAAAACCAGTTATACGTACTGTGCAGAGGCCACCCCTGGCGTGCCTGTAGCTGGGTCGTATCAAACATTACGCAGCAAAGTCGGCGTCAAGTTTGATTTGAAACGAGACACCTTCATGTCCAAAGACCGCCGCAGCGATCGGATGGAATCATCCATGTCCTACGGCAACCGATCTGGCACCTGCTCTTTCCCAATTGAGTGGAGCTACGGGACTTATGATGGTCTTATGGAAGCTATTCTGGGCGGTACGTGGCTGACCAATGTCGTAAAAATAGGTAATGCAGTCCGCACCTTCACTTTCGAGGAAACTTCCGATGAACTGGGTATTGTCGAGCGTCCTTTGGGTGTGCAGTTTTCCGGATTCTCTATGAGCCAGAAAGTCAACGGTATTGCGGAGGGTTCAATCGATGGCATCTTCCGGGACCTGAAAGTAGCACAAACTTCTGGGGTAAACTTGGCTTATGCCGCTACTGCCAAAACCATCACTCGTGCAACGGCCGGTTTCATGACTGTGGACGGGTGGGTAGTAGGGGACTCCGTCTGTGGACGTGGTAACGTCACCACCGCCAATAACAACATTGTCCCCTGGGTGATTACCACCCTAACAGACACCGTTATGACATTCACCACAGCCAGCGGGATTGTGGATGCCACCACCGCTGCGGGTATCACACTTAACCTGGCCACAGTAAGCTCCAATATTTTAGAGGCAACGACAATCGCACCTTTTGACTCATTTACAGGAACCATTACGGAGGGTGGCGCAGCTATCGCCCACGTTACCGGATGGGATTTGAAAGTCGAGCAGACCCTGCAGCCGAACTTCGCTTGTGGGTCTGCCTCTGCACAGTCAGTATCTGTTGGCACAATTAAGGTGTCCGGAAACCTCACGGTGTATTACATCGACCAGGCTCTACGGAAAAAGTTCATCAACGGGGTGAGTAGCTCCTTATCGCTGGTGCTGGGTTCTGTGGCTGCAACAAAAGCCTATACTATCGCCTTGGGGACAGTCAAATACACCAGTAACAGCCGTGATGATGCTGAACTGGCCCGCACTGAATCGCTGGCCTTCTCAGCTACATATACCGCCACGGATACCACAATTAAGATTACCCGCACACCGTAAGCCCTGACTTGGCGGGGCAGGACCTCCACTGCGTGGGGAAATGCCCCTTTGCCGCCACTTTTATTCCCTCCGGGGAAAATTAAACCACAGAGAGGTAACATAACATGGAACAATTTGATCTTTCAGCACTCGAACAAGATGACACAGCAGTAATCCAAATGGTCAACCCTTCAACCGGAGATGATATTCCAGGCTTTACCGTTGAGGTGTACGGCCAGGACTCCGATATTTTCAAATCCGAGTCCCGCAAGGCAGAAACTCGCTACACTGAGTACGCCCGCCGCAACCGCGGGAAACTGATGCCGGCCGAGCAGAGAGAAACCATGGACAAGGCCAAAATCATTGCTTGCACAAAGTCAGTCAATGGACTGGTCTACAAGGGTGAAGTAATTACCGACGCGGAACGAGCCTACAACCTACCTAAGTACGGTTGGATTTTTGAGCAAGTTGTGGCCGGTTTAATGGAGCGGTCAAATTTTATCAAGGGCTCGTCAGCGAAATAATTGCCTACGCTGAGAGCCAGTTTGCATTAGATAAAAAACCAAAGGGTGCCAGCAAAAACCTCCGGGAACAGTACGAAGAGGTTGAACGAATAACCGGAAAAACCCCTCCTGAATTGGAGGGGTTACCTGAACTCCCTGAATGTGCAATCCATGTCTGGGAATGGTTTCACCAGCTCCACGGTCGTCGCCAAAATGGTATGAGTATTAATCCTATATCATGGGAGTCCGTGGATAGTTGGTCTAACCGAACTGGTATTCACCCAAGACAGTGGGAATTAAATGCCATTTTTGGCATTGACACCACATTTATTATCTCAAATGCCCCGGAGGAGACAAAATGAGCGTTGATATCAGCACACTGGCGATAGAAGTCCGCAGCGACGGTGTGCTGGTGGCGTCTGATCGTCTCCGAAGACTCCCTCAAGATGGCGCGGCTGCTGAACGCGCCACCAATTCTCTCTCAGCTGCTTTTGGAAATCTCAATAAATACCTAGGACAGATCGCCGGGATGTTTGGAATGGGGCTTGGAATAGCAGGTTTTGTCTCCCTTGTGCGAAATGCCCTGGATGTTATTGATGAGTTTCGCGTTTCAATGCTCCAAATCGCTGTTCAAATCACCCAGATGCAAGGCCCAAAAGATATTGCAAAGCATTACGCTGAAGCAAAGGTTTATGCAGCCGGTCTTGTTGACAAGCTGATGGAAATTGATGCTGTGTCATTCGCATCCAATGATCATTTAATGAGCATGGTCAAAACAATGGGTTTGTATGGAGTCCAACTTGATTTGAACAACAAAAGGCAAGTTGAAGCATTCACCGCATTGTCAAACACCATTGCTCTAGGTACTCAAGGACAAAACCAGAATATACAGTTCCCACAAGAAATGCGAGCTATTATGACAGGGAACGTCACAACTAACTCAGTCATTGCCACTCAGTTGGATGGGATCATAAAGCAAAGCGGTACGTATAAAAAAGGTTTGGATGATATTGTTAGACTCGGTAAGCAGCATGGTAACACACTTGAACTGTTAGAGCCTTACCTTAAAGGAATTTCCATAGCATCCGACGACATCAGTAAAACGTGGTCTGCTGTAAAATCTTCCATGTCAACAGCCGCTTCAGTAATGAAGCGAGAAGGTTTCGCTGGTGTCTTTGCTGATGTTGTTCCTCTCATGTCCCGTATAAACGATTATCTGAAAAGCCACGCCAAATTAATAGGCCAAGATATCACAAAAGTCTGGATTGAACTCAAGTTCTGGGGGGAAAAGTTTTACGACACTCTGAAATTGATTGCACCTGTTGCCAAGGTGGCGTGGGATATATTTAAAGAATTGTATAGCACAGTGAAAGCTATTGCTGATACACCTCTGGGTTGGGTTGCCCTGGTTGGAGCTGCTGCATTTAAAGCGGTTGGTGGAATAGCCGCTCTTGCGGGGGGTTGGGCTACTCTTACAACATCTGTCGTGGCACTGAATGTGGCAATGACAGCAAACCCACTAGGACTGATGGCTAAGGGTATTGCTCTTGTGGCAATCGGATTGCAACCTGTTATCACCAAACTAGATTCAATGTTGTACAAAATGTCCGGTATAAACCTCACCGGAAAAGCCTTTTACGAAGATATGAAAAAGCGGGAAGCTGATGCCATAGTTTCGGAAAATAACCTCAAAGCTAAACTCAAGTGGATGCATGATGAAGGTGGAATAAAACTCAGCGACTCCCAAAAAGCCTACGCGGGTGTTATTACTACTCCTGTCTTGCCAGCTCCAAAACCAGAAGAAAATAAAAAGAAAATGGAGGAGATAGCCCGTCTCGAAAAATCCATAATTGACGCCCGAATAACCATGAATGCAGCACAACGGGCGCTGGATGCTGCCGGTGAAAAACAGGCTACTGACGACAAAATAGCCTTAATGAATTGGGAAAAAGAACAAGGTGTGCGAACAGCCCGTGAAACCATTGACGGGATCTCCGCTTTGAAGCGTAAGGCGCTGGAAGATGATGTTGCCCGTAATCAAGAGTACCAAAACGACACAGAGATGAAAAAGGCTTTGGGGTACAGTGACAATGGCAACACTAAGCAGACTCTTGAATATATCCAAGCTAAAACCAAATTAATCCAATTGGAAGAGAAAGAAAAAGATCTTAAAGCCCAGCTGGCTAGTTTAGACGTCACTACCAATATCGAGCGTGAAAAAGACAACAACCAAATTGTAATCGACCAAATCCGAGACTTGAATGAATTATACCAAGCCCAGTTGAATATTAAAAAAGAACTGGAAACGATGCAGGCCAATAACGACGCTGTTAAGGCGTCACTGGTGGGTACTAATGACACTGGTGGTTTTGATTCAATTGCAGACCAAATCGCAAACCAGTTGGCTGTGCAGCAACAAGCGCACGATGCCCGACTTAAAATGATTGACGATGAACGCAAGGCCAGTATTTCTGCAGTTATGGCCGAAGGCAAAAGTTATGAGACTCACTTAATTAAAATGGCCAAACTTGATGATAAAGCTGCCCTGGAGAAGCAGCAGAATGATAAAACTACAACCAAAATAAGTCAATCGGGCTTCACCTCCCAAATATCCATGCTTGGAAATTACGCAGCTATTGCCTCCCAGCTGTTTAGCGGCATGGCCTCAGCACAAGATCAATCCAGTCGGGCAGGTTTTGAGTCTGCTAAAATGTACTCCCTAGGTGCAGCTATTATGAGTACTGCAGCGGCTATAATTGGCCAGCTCACCGGCCCTGACGCATGGACACCCGCCGCGTGGGCGCGCTCTGCTGTAGCTGGGATACTGGGCGCTATGCAGGTAGCTCAAATTGCATCCACTTCCTACGGTGGCGGGGGCTCGGTCTCAAATATTTCTGCCGGATCATACATCGGAGGGTCATCCTCCACGGGTGGCACAGTGGGGGGCTCGATTGGAACTCAATACAACACCGTCGGCAACAGCCGTACAGAAGAGCAGTTACAGGAGATTGCTGGCAGCATGGAAAATGCTTCATTGGCGATAGGTAGAGTGGCAGACAGTCTCACCGATGTGGCTGAACTGTTCACAGACGGCAGCTTCCTATCAATGGTTGCCGGGACACTGCCGACGGAATCTACCGCCAATGGTGACCCCGGCTGGATGATGGGTGGATGGCGGCAAACACAAGCTAGTGCGGATGCGTTTTTCACCAGCAT